CTCCCTTTTAACCCGTTTCCGGGATCCGTTCTTATCGACGGCTTTAGATTACATCAAGTTTGTAACCTTGGTGCGACGATAGTATTGGTTACGGTTAGCTGTGAAGGTCGATGCATCAGCAGCGCCAGAAGAAGAAGTTGTAACGTAGGGGTTAGCAACCATTCCGTAACGTGTCTTAAAGCCAATCTTTGGCTGGAAGCTGTTAGGATCAACTGCGCGAACCATTTGCAATGGAACGTAAGGGCAGTAGAAAATACCTGCGTCATAAGGTGATGTACCTTTGTATCCGGCAACGTAGAACTGGTTAGCAGAACCGAGGTTGGCAGAATATGGATCAACATACACTTTAAAGCGACCATTCAAAACACCAGCAAATGTGTTACCAGTGTCATCAACGTTCAAGTTTGTAGACAATGCAGGAGTGTAATCCAACACACCGGCCATGGCCAATGCGGAAGCTACGTCAGCAGAGCAAACAATGAAGTTACCTTTACCACGACGAGTGTCTTGGCCAATGTGGTTAGCATCACGCTCGATGTTGAACAACAAGCCTTTGAAACGCTCAACAGACCAACGACCGTTAGAGTCAACGTCTAGGTTGAATGTACCGGCAGTAGCAGTAGCAGGTGAACCTGGCTTAGCAACTGTATAGATTGTACGAACAACTTCGCGGTTAATTTCAAACATAATTTCTTGTGAAAGAATGTTAGACAACTCTGACTCAGCGTCAAGACCGTGAACTGCTTTCAAGTCTTGAGCAAGTTCAAGAGTGTATTCAGCTTTCAGAGCACGAGAAGTGGCTGTAACAGTGGTCTTGTCAATTGAGAAGCCCATTTGACCGAAGGCGTTAGAAGCACTGTCGCCCAATGCTTCAGCTTGTGCTGTAGACATACCGCGACCAGTTGTGTAACCAGAGGCTGCAACAGGATCAGTACCAGCATGGGTACCGTTCAATGGTGTGCCAGAGTTAGCAAGGGCAGACGTATAAGATGAAGAAGAGAAATCAGTATCGGCTTCGTTAAACAAAGCTTCTGTTTCTGTTCCAACAATACGTGTATTGCCGTATACGGAACGCATTGCGAAGATCAAGCCTGTTGGGCCTGTCATTGGCTGAACGCCACAGATGTCATATGCCATCAAGTTAGGCATTGCACGACGTACAAGACCGATCAAGATCGGGTCATACTTAGCAACACCAATAGAGCCGTCACCGATACTGTTGCCAGGGGCAACTTCGTTCAGCATGTTGCGCTCTTCTGCAAGAGCTTTCTCTTGGTTCTCTAGAAGAATGGCTGTAACAGTCTTCTTGTAGTTGTCTTTGATCTCAGGAAGATCGGCGTGCTCGAGAATGGCACCCCACTTCTTTTGAATATTTTCTGATAGGTACATTACCTGTTCTCCTTTAGTTGGGATTGTTATATATTTATAGATTAACGAGTCTTGATACTTCTAGATAAAGTATCTACGTATCTTGACATCATGCTATTGGTATCGATGAAGGCAGTAGGGTTGGTACCACTTTCTTCAACGAGCATCTTTTCTGGAGATTGCTTAGGTGTCTTAGGGAAATAATTTTCCTTGATAACAGATACTTTCTCGCGATACAGATCCTCAGAATCAAAGTCTACACCTTCAACTAATTTTTTCAGCTTTTCAGCCTCAGTTGCGGCAAGATCTTTTGTTTGCTCGTCAAGGATAGTGGATGCTTTAAGGGCATTCAATTCCTTAGCTAGCTCAATGCTTCGTGTAATAGACTCATCTAGATCAGACTGTAGGCCCTCTGACTTGGCTTGCAATTCATCTAGAACGTCGTATTTTTCTTCTGGCACTTCGATAAAGTGCTCTTTGAACAATGTCTTCATGCCTTGGATAAAGTCTTCAGCAATCTCAGTTCTCAAGCCAGACTCTACAGCCAACTTGTTTTCTTCCATGTACTGCTCAACAACATAGTTCAAATAACCATCAACTTTTTCAACGAGAGCTTCTTTAAACTCTACTAGTTGTTCGGCTGTTTGCTCTTCTAACTTAGAAGTAACCTTCTCCATCTCGTTGTTAACACGAGCGATTACGGCGGCTTCGAAAATAGAAGTAGCTTTTGTTCTGAATTCTTCGGAAAGATCTTCACCAAAGATAGAGTCTAGTTGA